TCAACCGCCTTGCCCATTACCTCAATGCCTAATGAAATTTGCTGACACGCTGGCTTCTCTTCACCCATGTAGCTGCGTTCCTGCATACCTAAGTCAGCCACATATACTAAGCGACCTTCGTGTTCACCTTCCGTTAGGTTAGTGTACTCAACAGTAGAGTTGGTTGTTGCAGCTTGCGCTGACGTTCTATTTAGTGCCATTATATTTTTACCCCTTTAAGGAAAATAATTGTACCAGTATATTATACCATATTTTAGTGAATTTGTGAATAGTCTGTGCCAAATGATACGTCACAATCTAACTCACGATTTAACTTTAACAGTTTGTTTACCTTTTGTATAGCCTCCTTTAATAGTAATGATACTTCTTCTTGTTTAGCCTCCTGTAGTTCCAAGATAACCTCATCGTGAAACTGTGCGGTTAGCTGCTTACGCTTCTGGATAATGAATGCAACCCACATATCAAAGCAGAATGTGCCCGTACCTTGATTGAGTGTGCTGAACTTATCCTTCTCGGTCTTTAGGAAGTAGTACAGCTTGGCGACTGGGTTCCACAGCCACAGTGTACCTTGGACGTTACGTACCCCAGCGTTCTTAGCTATCTCCTTCAGTGCCCAGTTACGCTTCCAGTAGGCCTTGTGTATCTTGGTGGCTTCAGCCTCACTGATACCTAACTGCCGAGATAACGTAGCAACACCAGCCCCATACGTACAGGCATAGTTACCACCCTTATAGTTATGACGCAGTTGTGTTACCTCATCAGTCTTGTTGCCTGCTTTGTACTCGTCCACTTGTTCTTGTGTAACTGCACCAGCCGATAAAGCTAAGTCAAGGTGGGGGTCAAAGCCATCCGTAGTCATAGCAGTAACGTAATCAGGGTCATAGTCCCACATGTAATGCTGCTTAGTTCTATCCTCCAGTGAAGCCATATCAGAACCACATAGCGTGTGTCCTTCTTTACGTACTGTAAATAATGCACGTATCTCTGAGCCGTACGGCTTACGTTCTGAGGGTAGGTTGACGCACACGGCATGTTTAAACCGTAGTGTATTAGTCAAGCCCTGTATCTCTGCCCTAACAAAACCATCTACGTCTACGTTATCCAGTAAGCCCTGCACTAAACCAATGCGGTGCTTAACCACTGTCATTGTGTGTAGGTGTTCTAGTTCTGGGTGGTCTTCAATCAACCGTACCACTGAGGTACACAAGTCACCGTCTGGCTTCTTAATCTGTGCTACCTTGCCACTGTCCTTCTTAAACTTCCAAGTAGCAGGAACCCAGCCACAGCTTTCCAGCCATGCTTTTAATTGAGGCACGCTACTAGGGTTAGGCTCTTGGTGTCCTACCACCACCTCGATTACCTCATCGTGAGCAAAGTCTAAACCACGCTCCTCACACAGGGCTTGCCACTTCTCACCAGTAGCAGACAATGTACCGTCCTTCTTGAATGGTTTAGCTGGACGCTTACGTTTTACCATCTTAGGTACTCGTGGCATTACCTTGGCTAAGTCATCAACTGCAACTGTGTATTTTGCTAACAGTTCGTCAAGTAAATTGCTGGCTTTGTTTACGTCCAGCTTCCACTTGCTTGCTTCCTGCATTGCAGCACAGTTCATCTTGAGTGATAAGTACTTAACCAACCTGTCAGGATTACCATTGTATAAGTTATCTAGGTACTCTTCTTGGATAAGCCATAGCTTGTGGTTAATCTTTACGTCCTCTTCACAGCGGTGGGTGTAGGTTTGCAGGTCAGCCTTCTCCCAGTCTTCGACTACTGGCTTGGCAATACCTAAGCGTTCACCCCACTGAGCTAGCCCATGCTTAGGTAGCTGAGGATACAAGTACCAAGACAGGGCTAGTGTGTCTACAATCTGTGCCTTAATCTTTATACTTAACAAGCGTTCCAACACTGGCTTATCGTAACGAATAAAGTTATGGCCGATGATACGGTCTTCAGTAGTCAAACTGTTTAACAGGAAGTTGGTAATGCTTTCATAGCTAGTCATAGTCGCCATGCCGGACACAGACATACAGTGTATCTTAGTGGCCTCTATGCCATCGGTCTCTATGTCTATAACGTAGTCAGTCATTACTTAAACACTCCTTTAGGTTCCAAGTAAGTTACCGTATCTTCATCAAAGTATACGTCAGCATTGTATTGTTGGCCGTACTCTCTGTCAAACAGCATGTAGAATTTGCTCATGTTCTTTTCTTCAGGTGGGCAATCATCACTTCTATCTCTACTAATACCGTGTCCGTAGTGGCACCACTTCTCAAGCGCCCTACTACCAGTGAACTCCCCTGACAATACCTTAGCACCTTGCTCATGCGTCCTAGCACCTTTAGGCTTAGGGTTTACGTGGCTGAAGCCGAAGATAGTAATGGGGTACAGGTTCACCAAGTCAGCCATGTCGGTGGCTATCTCATTCAGCTTGTCGTTCGCCTCAGAACTATTGTATCGGCTAACTAATGCAGTCAGTGGGTCGATAATAAAAATATTGATACCATCCAGCAGGTGCATCTCTTCAATAGCTACACGAATGTCAGACCAATCACGACTAGCACCCCTATCGTAGAACCTAACACGCCCGTCCATAGCTACCAACGTATCATGCAGTAGCTGGTCTTCATATTCCTTATCAGGGCGGGTGAAGTCTAGCCGTGCCTCTTTACTTGCCAGCTTCTTAGCGGTGCGTACTGGGCTATTCTCAAGGTCAAACATACCCACCTTCACATTCTCACTGTAGCAAAGGTGGTGTACTAATTGATATTGCCAGTCAGACTTACCAATCTTAGGCGCTGCACCTACAATGTGGATATTGTG